CGTGGGCTTATTCGGTGAGTGTCCTTATTCTGTGGACTTTGTTATTTGTTTTTTGGTACGTAACTGGTTTACCCTTAGGATTATAGCCGTGTTAACGCAGAAAGAGATTAAAAAAAGTGCAGAAAAGGTTTTGAGATTCCACAAAAAGCACTACCTTTGCAACCGCAATTAAGGATGGTTCCGTAGCTCAGCTGGATAGAGCAACGCCCTTCTAAGGCGTGGGTCAAGCGTTCGAATCGCTTCGGAATCACTAGTAAAAACCGCAAATGGCTGATTATCAGGCTTTTGCGGTTTTCTTGTTCTAAAAATTGTCCCCGTTTTGTCCACTTACTTATTTTCACGGGAAATTCAGAGCACTTTCTATAACCATCTTGCAACTCCACCATGATGTGAGCATGTTCCTCGTCTGCTTCTACTAAAACTGTACGTTCCATCTCGGCAAAGGGCTGTTGCACCGGATGGGGGTGAGTTATAATGAGTAGGGGATTGCACTCTTTCACCACTTGAGTTTGTATAATACTTTATCGGTGAGCTATAGGGGACTTTTATAGAGGTTTTCTCTTTGCTGAGGTATTTGGTAGAGACGTACCCTATTTGTCCGTTGTAAGTGACAGGAATCCACTTGCAGTCGCAATCTTCGTCTATAGTAACAGATGTGCCTTGAGGAATAACCAATATAACTTCTGATGAAGTATTGGCTTGGGAGCGCATATTCAGGTTGCACGTTATGTACCTGATATTGTCTTGAGCATTGAGGCTAAAGACAAATACTAACTGAAATAATAGTAATATGGCTTTTTTCATTTGAGTAGATTTTAAAGAAGCCAATCGTTATAATAGTTGTTGTAACGGTTGGCTTCGTTGGTTACTTACTTAGTGTGGCAATCATTACAGCAATAATAGCATCCGTCAACATTGTCATAGTACTTTCTAGCTTCTTTAACTGCTTCTTTGCAATTGGAAAAGTCTCCTAAGTAAATCCGGTTATCTGCATCAGGCAAATAACTACAACTACTTGTGTGTACTTCATGCTCGCGTTTTGATTGGGCATTTTTATTCACATAGTACTTCATGATAAAAAAGTTTTTGGTTAACAATTTCAATTCTTTTTTTCCTATAGAGGGATACTCTTAGGCTTGTTCGTGGAATTGTGTGAACGAGCAATTTAATTATATAGTTATTTCAGAATATAACTCTACATTGATGATACTTTGAATAAGGTATTTATTTTTTTTATACACAGAATATAAGGAGTATAATAGAAAAGTAGTTTATTGTAATGTCTATTATTCTTTTATTTTCTTATAAATACCGTTTTCTGTTTCATTATCTATTTTCAACTTATCTCCCGAAATTGCACAATTCCAAGATTTAGATGTTCCTATCAATCCTTTGGTTTCAGAATATATAATCTTTATATTAATTTTCTCGTCAGAAATGGAGTATGAAAATGTGTAATTTTGACCCATTGTGGCTCCATTGAATAATGCGTAAAATCCTGTGCCATCCGATTCAAATTCCAGATATTTATGTATGTCATTTATTCCGGTCGACCACTCTCCTATAATTGCGGATTGAGTTACTGGAATAGATGGAGTGTCATCGCTATCCGATGAACATGCTGTAAACAGCATCATTGGCAGTATTGCCATTAAAAATAAAGTCTTCTTCATTATTTTAAATATTTAGTTTGTCTTTTTAATTTGCGTTTATGCTCTCTAAAATTCTTATAGATTCTCTATATTGCTCTGCTTGCGGAGTTCTTTCAAATTCAACAGTCTTGTCGTAATTGTTTTTAATCACTTGTTCTATTTCATCTAACGAAACTTTAAAGAATTCCCTTCGATTATTAATCATATTGACCTTTTTGTTTTCAAAAGCTCTATGCAAGGCAGCTTCCAATCTAGGAGCATCGTCTGAGAAAATTATAGCATGAACATCGAATTTGAAAGGTACAGAAGCGTCTCCTAATTCATCCACTCTTTCCATCGGGTCAAGTCTTCGAGTCATACCTATTTTATATATATTTTCTCCAAATGAACCGATGTTAGATATGATATACACATATCCAGCTTTTTTATTTGCTTCACGGTAATCAATATCTTTAATTGCAACATCAAGTTCAGAGAGATGAGATTCAACCTCCTGTTTCTTAATTAGAAGAATCTCTTTTTCGATTTCATCACACGATTCGAGTTGCTTATTTAATTTTAATAGGGCATTGCTGTAATGTTTCTGTTCTTTTTCAATATCTCTTCTGGCTTCTTCTATTTCTTTTTGAAGTTTTGCTTCTTCACGCATTTGTTCTCGTATACGTTTCTGCTCTTCTTTCTCTTCTTGCTTTTTTACTGCGTATTCATAAGCTAATTGGAGTTCATCTATTTTTAAAGACAAATATTCATACGAGATAGAAATGGCATTTTTAGAGTTCATTTTGTTCAATGCATCGTAGGATTTTCTTATTTTCTCAATGAACGCCGCTATATTATTGAACTTGACTTTGCTTATTAGCATATCGCACTCATCGTTAAAACACCTGAGTATTTGTTTTATGTTTTGATTTGTCATGACTCTGCCTTGAGCTTCACTTCCGTTTATAGTCCAAGTTTCAGAACATGTTGCCGCTGTTTTGTACAAGATCATATTCTTCTGTTCTGTTCTAACCGCATCTAGTCTGTCTTTGTACATTTCAGAGTTGGCAAAATCGTAAATCGGTGAATACATACCAAATTCTTGGAGAAGTATTCTTTCATCGAGTTCTATTATCTCTTCTTTTTTACTTTGTATTTCTTGGCATAGCTTGTCTAGTCCTGATTTTAATTGAGTTATTTCCGACTGGCTCTTCTCTATCGCCTTTTGAGCTTGTTCTTCTTCAGTTCTTATTCTTAATAATATTTCATCTTTCTTATTGTCTAAATCAGCTATCTCTTTGAACTTGGAAAGGGAGTCGCATTCCTTTTTTAATTCCTCAATCTTTTGGTTGAGATCTCGTTCCTTATTTGATGAAATTTCTAAGTCTTTTTTCAAGCAAGTTATTTCAGCAATTTCCTTTTGTTTTAAAAAATCAAAAAAAGCCATATCTTTAAATTTAATATTACATTTGCGTTCTTGCTAACTTTCCAACAACCTTATATAAATGGAGTATTTGATTGCCATCAATCTCCATATCAGGATATTTTCGACGTCCATCAGGGTTACATATCGGATTGTATGAAACCAGCTTTAAACCTGTTTTTTCAATATAGATTAATTTAAGTAATCTATCTTCATTAGTGATCACAACATAGGGCTGTCCGTTATCTATAAGGTCTTTATCTTGAATTTCACGAACAAATATTGTGTCTCCTGGCATATATTTATCATACATTGAATCTCCATATACGGTTATTCCATAGCATCCTGTGAAATCTGGAATATTCACATATCCTACAACTTTATTTTCGTCTCCATCAAAACCTATTCCATGCCCTGCGCAAACACGAATATCTAATATTTTTATATCGCTGCTTGTTGTTGGTTTCTCCATTATTATGGAAGTAATTTCACTTTTCTTTAATGGTTCACCTTTGCCAGTTAGAATGTAATCAGAATTTATTTTATCGCAGTTGGTACACACAGCGGATAATATATCTGAGGGAAGAGACTTATCTTTCCCCGTATTAGTTTTTCCTCCTTTCATTTGCGAAATTTTAGACTGAGCAGATTTTACTCCAAATTTTGTTTCTATTTCATAAGGAGTTATTCCAACTCTTTCAATTGCTTCAAAAAATCTTTCAATCATTCCCATAAATTTAGATTTTAAAATTTTATGCTTTAGAAATATAAAGTTTGTTTGCCTCGAAATCAAGTTGCGGATGATACCGATTAATAAATTAAACTGTTTCTGTAGAGGATTGTATTGGAGACTTCACTTCAAACCGCAACTTTGGAGTTGGTCACTTCATTTTATTACTATCTATAAAGAGCTTATGAAATTTATACCTTTCAATATAAAAGACGATTATTATTGTTGGAATTATTAATTCAATCAGGTACTTCTAAATAAAACATGTTAAGATTGTGATTTCAATAATTCTAAAAGTATATTTTGTATTCCATCGTACTTTTGATTCTTTTCATCTTTACTATAGCTCATAAACTCGTGTAAAAAATCCTCTATTTCACCAGTTTTAAGTACTCCTTTCATTTTTTTTGTGAAATTATTAACGAATTCCTCATCGTTGCTCTTTATTATAGACATTATGCTTTGCAATATATATTCTCTTGCTATTGCTTTGGCAAGGGTATTATTGTTAGTATTTTCATGAAACACATTAAACATGAATTTAAGAGTCTGTATTAAATCTCTATTTTCCAGCGCTATAAGAACCGGAACTGTTTTCATTATCTCTAATTTAACATTGAATTCTACTTCCCCTTTTACACTTTCAATTTTTTTCTCAAACTCTGCTCTAAACTCATTTAGTCGTTGACTTGTCTCTTTTATATCTATTAAAGTATATATATTCCAACCAATTAGAACGGTTACTAATAAAGCTATAATTCCAACGAGTACGCCAATATAGTCAAATTGCAATTCAGGAGTTCTGTATGCAGCAAAACATATAGCAATAATGCTTATTATTATCGCAATGCCGCTTAATCCAATCGCTATCCAATTTTTATGCTCGCCTTTTTTCTTCATTTAATAATAAGGTATAAACCGCTGTAAGAGTTAAATAATGTTTATTGCTTTATATTTCTAAAGCAAATATTGAATACTTTAGAAATATAAAGTATATTTGCATCATCAATCAATTATGTAATGCAACAAAGGTAAGTAATGCTTATCTGAATTGCAATAGTATAAATCTATTATTTACACGATTATGAGCACGAATTTTAAAAATCAAATGAAAGAGGTTATGAATCTCGCTTGGCAAATGGTGAAAAGAAACGGTTTTTCAATGAGTGAAGCTTTGAAAACAGCTTGGGTGAATGTGAAATTGAAAGCTCAAATGAAAAGGAAAATTGTGAGATTCTATTTTCAGAAAGTAGACGGTAGCATAAGAGAAGCTTATGGCACACTTAGCGAAAATATAATGCCTGCTACAAAAGGTGAGGATATGAGAAAGAAGAATGATACAGTTCAAACCTACTACGATACAGAACGCTGCGAATTTAGATGCTACAAGAAAGCTAACCTTTTAAAAATTGACTTATGACACACTATGAATTAGAACAGGGACTAAATGCCCTTTACAGAGATTTGGAAAATGTCAATAACATGGACGAAGAAACTGCATGTAAAGTCTACAATGTCGATTATAAGGCTGAAATATTAGAGGTGATAAAAGAGGAAATTGAAACCTATGAAGCGATTCTTCAACCAAATGATACGGATGATGATGGTATGGATTACGAGGCTCTTTGTGAAGTTCAGGGGCTAAGTAGATATGCATAACTATACACCCCGTTGACGGATTGAACGCTAACTGTGAGCGAGACACAGGCGGGGTACTTTGATTAGTTCTTTGACGTAATGATAAAGCTTGTTCGGTGTAATTCATAAGCCGTGAACGAGTGAACAAAAGATAACGCACACAAGCAAGTTGGGGCTTGCAAAATGTGCAATGTATAACAATTAATAGATGTGTAACCATAGTCTCTGAGGTGTAAGTAATGACGGATTAGGCGACCGACACGCACATCGACCTATATAGCCCGTGCCGAGCTTGTGATAAGAGTTCTGCTCTTCGATGAGAGCACGGGTACGAATTTTAATATCTACAATTATGATTAAAAGAATAATTAATTATTTCAGAAAGCGCAATGATATGAGGTTGCGCAAATGGTGTGCAGAGTTGGCGACACATACAGATTGTATCAGTTCAGACAGTATGTATTATGCCGCCAATAAGATTTACGAATGGGTTAAAGGGCTTCCAGAATCAAATCCTTAATCTCTTCATAGGTTTGAGAAACTAAAAGATAATGTGATTGCTTTTCGCCTTGTGGTAAAAGTACAATTATTGTTTTCTCTTTTCCTCGGTAAATGTAGCTAATGGCATTGACATTCAGTAAATATTTCTTTGTACTGGAAGTCACTTCAATAAAATTTTTCATATTTCTTGATTTTTAGTTTGACATCTCAAAGTTAAGAAAAACCCCTGACAAAGACGTGATGTTGTCAATCGAATTGGCTCAGGGGCACAAACAAATACATATTATTATGAAGGTAACGTCACTATTATCTATTTGGTGTATATCATTCGCTGCAATGGCTATCACCTGTATGAGTTTCAGTGTAGTCTTTTGGTTATCCTTTCTTGTCTTTATACTTACGTCCTTATATATAGGGAAAAATTCTGAGCGACTTGAAAGAGAATTAGAAGATGAATATGATCCTACAAAAAGGTAGTCCTATAATCCGACACAAGGCACCTGCAATGTTCAGCGCTGATAGTAAGGAAAACCAGTCGGGTAGGTTCATTTTAAATGAGGGCATCTATTTAAGTACCCTCATTTTTTTGACTGATAAATTATAAACTAAAGATATATGATAAAAGAAGTAGAAATCAATGAAAGCTTTCAGCCTACTAGGGTTTTTGATGGGCTGGAAGTTGGGGATATGATTAAGATCCCGTACGATGAAGGGAGGCATGCCTCTTTAAGATCTATTGCATCTCGAAAGAACAGGGATGAAAGGTTGATGAAAAATTTAAAGGGCAAGATGGATAGAATGTATTGTGTGTCGAAGGAAGAATTTCCAGGCTATACCACGATAATGAAAATAAAATAACCCTTGATTATACGATTATGGAACGGATATTAACTGAATTGACCCCTGAATGCGAAATTACTGCACGACTTTACGCACAGGGATATGAGAAAAAAGAGATTGCAAATCTGAAATGCAGGGCTGTAAGTACTGTAAATAATCAATTGCAAAAAGTCTTTGAAACTCTAAGGATTAGAAACGGCAGAGAATTGGCAACTATGATTTATGAACGAATAACAGGCGTGAAGATGATGGATCTCTCTCCTGCAATGCGTACAGTTGTAGCCTGCTGTTTATTATGTGTGTTTTCTCTCACATTTTTGCACCAGCAAGATTTAAGAAGAGGAAGAAGAAGTAATAATAGAACAGAGACAAGGTATGACTATAGAAGAAATATTGAATAGTGGTGCGAACATCACTTTAACAATCAAGTCAACTGATTTGAAAGAATTTGCCGACTGTCTGGTAAAGAGGACTGCCGGAACAATAAAAGAATCCTTTATCAAGCAGGATGAGGATTATCTTACAGTGCATGAGGCAAGCAAGCTTCTTCATGTTGATAAGTCTACATTGTGGAGGTGGGCTAAAAATGGTTATCTATCTCCAGTCGAAATAGGAGGAAGGAGATTATACCGAAAAAGCGATGTAGATATGCTATTGAATAAAGAATAACAATAAATTATACGATTATGAGTTTAATTAGAAAAGCAAATGAATTAGAAATCCCAACCACTGTAAAGATGATGATCTACGGACAAGCTGGTATGGGTAAATCAACATTGGCATTAAGTGCGCCAAAACCTTTGTTATTGGACTTTGATAATGGCGTGAAGCGTGTTAATATGTCTCATCTGGACAACATTGATACTGTTCAGGTTAAGTCATGGAGCGACTTGCAGCAAGTTTTACAGGAAAATTTATCGGGGTATCAGACGATTATTGTCGATACTGTAGGCAAGATGATGGATTTTATCATTGGTTATAAATGTGGGACGCGTCAGCCAAGTATAAGAGATTGGGGAGGTATTAATGCTGAGTTTTCGTGGTTAACAAGAACCTTATCTTCTTTAAATAAGAATGTGGTATTTGTTGCTCACAGAGATACCCGAAAAGAAGGTGATGATACAGTGTTTATTCCAGCCTTGCGTGAAAAGTCTTATAATTCTATTGTTACAGAACTTGATCTTTTGGGGTATTTGGAGATGAAGAATGAGAATGGAGTGCAAAGAAGAACAATTACTTTTGATCCTACAAGTCGGAATGATGGGAAAAATACCTGTAATCTGCCCGGTTTAATGGTAGTGCCTATGATTTTGGATAATCACGGCAAACCAACTGCTAAGAATGACTTCATATCTTCAAAGGTTATTACACCATATCTCACTATGTTAGCTGATAAGAAAGCCGAACAGCAAAAGTATGATAATGTCATAGCCGAGATCAAAGAAAATATAGAGTTGATAACCGATGCCAACTCTGCTAATGAATTTGCTTCACGAATAAATGAATTTGAGCATGTAGGCAGCTCGCTGGTGATGGCTCGTAACCTTTTTATGCAAAAGGTTAAGGGCTTAGGGCTTGTCTACAACAGTGAATCTAAAACCTACAGTGATGCGGCAGCTTAATTATCGCTTTTATGCCACAATTCTAGATGCCTATTATGGTTATCTGAATAGTGACGTGATTTGGGAAAAGTACTGGGGGTGGTCTGAAAATCCACCCCATACCCCCGATGAGTTTCATGAATTACAGTTTAAGGAACTGATTGATCGGATAAATCGGAAACCCTTTGATAACGAGAAAGCTGATAGAGGTACTTGCTTTAACGAACTAATTGACGCTTTGATTGAGAACAGGAAACCGAAGGATGTTGATGTAGAGAGAACACCGGATGGTAAATGTTACCAAGCTGTTTACAATAACCGAACATTTATTTTCCCTATTTCTCTTTGCAAAGAGTTCTCAAATTACTTCAAAGGTGCACTCACTCAGCAAAGAGTAGAAGCGGTCTTACCAACTGCATTTGGTGATGTACTTGTTTATGGTTTTATTGATGAGCTAATGCCTGCTACAGTCCATGATATTAAAACAACGGGGAGTTACAGTGTAGGAAAATTTAAAGATCATTTTCAGCATTTGGTTTATCCTTATGCCCTTATGCAGAATGGGTCTGATGTACGGATTTTTGAGTACAATGTAGTTGAGTTTAATAAAGCTGGCTTTGCTGTTGATACATATACTGAAACCTATGTCTTTAATCCCGAACGTGATATACCTATTCTCACACGGCATTGCGAAGAGTTTATTAAATTCTTGGAAGAAAACAGAGAACTAATCACTGATAAGAAAATCTTTAATTTACAAGACGATGAGTAGTTTATATGGAAGTATCTGCCTGAGTGAAATACCACGCGAGCAGATGAAGAAAGTATTATGTAAAGATGGCAAGGAGCGCATCTTTTTAAATGTTTGGGTAGGGGAGAGAAAAGAGCCTGCTATATTCGGAAACAGCACCTATACGCACTATGTATCCTGTGCCCCAAAGAGAGAAGAAAGGGTAGAAGGCACCAACTATTTCTTAGGTGATTTACAAACCTATAATCCACAACCTAGTGCACCTACCATTGAACAGATAGCAAGTGCACCAAGTGTGTCACCGGAAGATGATTTGCCATTTTAATAACTTAAAAAATAATCAATATGGACTTTTTAAAAACAATTGAAAATCAATCTGAAAGCCTTAAAAAGGAAGTCTCAGAAAAAGAAGATTTATCATTCCTCACAGTAGCTGACAATGGAGAGCGTATTTTGTGTGAAGGTGCTGGAAATCCCAATAAGATAGCACGTTCGATATTAAGTGTGTTGAAACACGATAAGTCACTACAACGAGCATTTCAAGAAGAAATAGAAGCTGATAATGAGCGGAAGAGCGGAGTTAAAGTTGTGGTTGTCAAAGCTAGTAATACTGAAGATATAAAGAAAGCTATAGATGAGATTAAAAACAGTCTATGATTTTCGATCTGAGAAATGAATATCAGATACCCAAGTTCAAAGAGTATGTAAATAAGCTTTTTAGAGAGAAGGCGCTTGTAGAAGTTAAGAAGAAGTTACCAAACCGAACTTTAGCGCAAAACAGCTATTTGCATTTACTTCTAGGGTATTTCGGTAGTGAATACGGTTGCAGTCTTGATGAAGTCAAAATCGACTTTTATAAAAGGACTTGCAACCGTGATTTATTTGAGAGAAAGATGATCAATAAGAAGGGTAAAGAAGTAACCTATTTAAGAAGTTCAGCAGAGCTGACAACAGGTGAAATGACTCTTTCTATTGACCGCTTCCGTAATTGGAGTGCAGCAGAAGCAGGTGTCTATTTACCCGCTGCGAACGAACATCAAATGTTAGTCTACGCCCAACAGGCAATTGAAGACAATAAAGAATTTATTTAATAATTAGCTTATGGAAAAATTTTTAGGTCAAGAAATCTTGGAAAAAGATAGATGGCAATTTTTGCAAGACAATGCTGATTCTATAGAAGAAATTGGGTATACACATCGTTTTACCCCTGAAGAGTTAGCACAGAAAAAGGAATCTTTAGCCGAAACTTCTATTCAGATCAATGATATTGAGGTAGAGAAGAAAGAGGTGATGGATGGATATAAGGAACAGCTTAAACCCCTGAATGAGACAAAGCAGACTCTTCTTGAAAATATCAAGAAAGGTTCTGAATATGTAGACAATGAAGAGTGTGCTAAAATTCTCTATCCAGAGGAGAAAATGGCAGGCTTTTATAATAGGCTTGGCGAATTGGTGTATTCACGTCCAATCATGCCGCAGGAAATGCAGAAAACAATTTTTAGTATTAATCGTAAAACAGGAACAGAATCATGAGTGAGAACAAATTAAATGTAATTGTACCAAAAGACTATAATGTCGCACCTATCGAAGTGATATTAAGAGAGGGTGAAGCCCCTGTAGCACTTGATCCGAAAGAACCCAATCCGGTTGATATTACCGGAACAATAGACAGCCCGTTACGATGGTTGGAAAAACGTGTTGATTTGATCGATCAGAAACAAGCTAATATTACTGTAGATCGTGATAATATGCAGATTAGTTTGGTTGACAAGGAAACGGACTTTTATAATAATGGCGTACGTGGAGTGTTGCAATTATCTAAAGAGATGAATGAGTTCGGCATTAACACTGACAAGGTTTGGGATCCTATTAAACTTTCGAAATTCATTAAGATGCACAGAGCTTTTTTCACTGATAAAACAGAAAACATGCAGCTCGTTTCCATTTTGAAGAATTTCAAAGCAAAAGTCAATCAGGACATTGAGAGGAGTAAAGAAGAGAATGGGAGCAGGGTAGATAACTATTCGCAAGTTGTTGATTCTAACCTGCCAAAGTCTTTCAAACTGTTTATCCCGCTTTTTAAAGGATTTGCCTGTGAAGAGATAGAGGTCGAGATTTATGCAGATGTAGACGGACGTGATGTCTCTCTGTCTCTAGTCTCTGCCGGTGCTAATGAAGCGATTGAGGAATATAAAAACAGAGTCATTGATGAGCAGCTTGATGCTATCAGAGACATTGCTCCTGATATTGTAATTATTGAAGTATAAAGGAGGTGTTTCCATTGAATTAGTTAGCAGTCCCGAAAACGAGAATTATAAAATGTAGAAGTATTACTTAGTATTCGGGACTGCAAACGGGCGGTTATATTTTCGTTGGCTGAAATTACGGTGAGGTGAGCAATATTCCGTGAGGCTGGTTCGACTCCGGCACCGTCCACACTATACAGATTTATTATGCTATACAAGTACAAGAAGAAAAAAGAAAAATCTTTGTCTGATAAGGCAGGGGTGAGAGTTAAGAAGAAGCCGGATTATAAGAAGAAGCTGGATGAAGTTTTTTCAAAATATATCCGGCTTAAATATGCAATGCCGAACGGGATGTGCAAGTGTATAAGTTGTGGCTCTTTCAAGTATTGGAAGGAAATTCAAAACGGGCATTATATGTCAAGGCGGTATATGTCAACCCGTTTTGATGAAGATAACTGCCGACCGCAATGTGTGGCTTGCAATATATTCAATCAAGGTAATGCGCAGATGTATAGACGTGGGCTTATAGCCCAGATCGGAGAACAGCGGGTGGACTTAGTAGAATATAAAGCAAAGAACACTTCTAAACATTATACATATTTTGAGTATAAGGAATTATTTAAATACTATTCCGTTTTAGTGGATAAATTAAAAAATGAGAAAGGCTTATGACTGAAGTTTGGAAAGATATACCTCGATTTGAAGGGCTATATCAAGTGTCTAACATAGGCTGTGTTAGAAGCGTTGAAAGAGTTGTCCCTTTTGGTTCTCAACAGAGAATTATAAAACCTTCTAATTTGCGTTTTTTCAAAAAGCATAATGGATATTTATCTGTAAAAATATACAAAAATGGGAGACAATACACAATGTATGTTCACAGATTGGTAGCTATGGCTTTTTGTGATGGATATTTTTATAAAGCGGATGTGAATCATATAGATGGGGATAAATCAAACAATATATCAAGTAATCTTGAATGGTGTACACGTTCGGAGAATCAGATACATTCTGTTAATGTTTTGCATAATAAATTGGGCAATAGAAAAAGATGCAAGAAATGGAACTCTAAGCCTATTGTACAACTATCTCTTGATGGAAAGAAAATAAAAGATTGGAGTTCGGCTTTTGAAGTTCAAAGAGTTTTGGGGTTTAACGAGGCAAGTATAAGAAAGTGCCTCTATGGTGATAAGCATAAAGGTAGGAGAAGCTATCAATCTCATGGTTATAAATGGGTATATGCAGAAGATTACTATAAATAAGCCGAATGATAGAATATGTGTAATTGCACAATTAATTAAATATTATATGGCTCTCAGCAAGAAAAAAAGGAAGGAGAAAGGCTTATGAAAAGAAGGTATAGATGCTTAGACGGTAAGTTTCGTGAATATGAAGTAAAAGATTACGCCTGTAAAAAACGTAAGTGTTTTGTCCCTTTTGAGGGAAACGGGCAAAGGATTTGTCGATTATATGAACTTGGGATGTGCTCTGAAAATACAAAGTAATGTTTAAACTTCGAGATTATCAGCAGGCTGCCCGCACGACTTTAAAGGCTGCCTTTATTATCCACTTTTAAATCAAATGATTATGGATGAAATTTGGAAAGACATTGAAGGGTATAAGGGCTTGTACCAAGTATCAAATTTAGGTAGGGTAAAGTCTTTAGAAAGATACAGAAAAGGCAAACGTGGGGCATTAACATTTTGCAAAGAAAGAATACTGATAGATAGAGTTGGCAAAAATGGTTATTCTCAAATATGCCTTTGTCGAAACAACATAAAGAAACTACTTCTTGTACACCGCTTGGTTGCGAAAGCTCACGTGCCAAATGAAAGCAAGTTGCCATGTGTTGACCATATAAATGGTATTCGCACTGATAATAAAGCAATTAATTTGCGATGGTGTACAACAAAAGAAAACTTGAATTTTGATTTAGCACGTAAAAACATATCGCAATCAAATAGGGCAAGCGAAAAGTGTAAAAAACATATAAAGTCATTGCATAAGTCTTGCTGTAAAGAAATAGTGATAGTATTTTCTGATGGCTCTATAAAAGAGTACAAATCGGCAACTGATGCCGAAAAAGACGGATTTAATCATTCGCTTATAGCCGCCTGTTGTAGAGGCAAGCAAAAAACAACACGTGGGTGTAAGTGCTATTATAAAACTGATTATTATGGAAATAATACTTAGGGATTATCAAAAGGCTGCCTCTGACAAAGCGGTAGCCTTTTTCAAAGACAGGAATAAGAAAAGTAATAGTATTATGGTTTTGCCAACAGGGGCGGGCAAATCAATTGTAATAGCTGATATAGCACATAGATTAAACGACTATGTGCTTGTTTTTTGTCCGTCACGTGAAATTCTTGAGCAGAACTACAAAAAGCTATGTTCTTATGGAATACTAGACTGCTCTATTTATTCAGCTTCTTTTAACTCTAAGCAAATAAATAGAATAACGTTTGCCACGATAGGAAGCGTTAAAAGTAAACCTGACCTGTTTACTCATTTTGAAGCTATAATCATAGATGAATGCCATTTAGTCAACCCTAAAGATGGAATGTATAAAACATTCCTAGAAACAGTTACATGCAAGGTATTAGGGCTTACAGCCACTCCTTATCGTTTAAGTTCATCACAAGGATTTGGTTCAATGTTGAAGTTTATCACCCGCACCCGTCCGGCCATCTTCAAAGAGGTGATTTATCAGGTGCAAATATCTACCCTTTTGGATATGGGGTATCTCTCAAAACTGAACTATTATCCGATGAATCCGATTGGATGGAACGAACTCAATTTAAAGGTGAATACTACCGGTGCCGATTATACGGACAAATCAGTACAAAAAGAGTATGAACGAATAGACTTCTATAGCTATCTTGTTCATATTGTCCAGAGACTGATGAATCCTAAAACAGGAGGAAAACGGAAAGGCATATTGGTATTTACTCGGTTTCTGAAAGAAGCGGAGCGATTAACGTGGTCCATACCTGGTTGTGCTATCGTCTCAGGCGATACCCCTAAGGGTGAACGTGAAAGAATTTTGGAGGCGTTCAAATCAGGTGAAATACAGGTAGTGGCGAATGTCGGTGTATTGGTTTGCGGATTCGATTACCCAGAGCTAGACACAATTGTTATTGCACGTCCTACCATGTCATTAGCACTATATTACCAAATAGTAGGCAGAGCCATTAGGCCACATCCAGACAAGAAAGAAGGCTGGATAGTTGATTTGGCCGGAAACATAAATAGATTTGGGAAAGTAGGAGATTTGAAGTTGGTAGATGGTGGTAATGGAAAATGGGCTGTTTACTCTAAGGGCAGACAGTTAACTAATATAAGATTTTAAGATAAATGATTATAGCTGTTTGAATAAATGAAATTATGATTATGGATTATCAAAAACAAATAAAGATACTATACGGGAGAAGAAAAGCATTAAAAAAGCCATACTTTGATAATATACAGAAAGAAAATAATGAAAATCCTTTTTGATTATGGCAAGACCAACGAAACAAGGTCTTGAATACTTTTCATTTGATACGGATTTTTTTTCAGATGTGAAAATTCGAAGAATATCAAGGGCATGTGGCCCAGCTTCGACTTCTATACTAATCTGCCTGCTGTGTAATATCTACAGAGATAAGGGGTATTATATTTCGTGGGATGAGAATTTACCTTTTGTAGTGGCTGACACTGTTGGTACTACCGAGGGTGCTGTAGAAGAAGTGGTAAAGAAAGCTATACAGGTAGGATTCTTCGACAAAGAACTGTTTGATAAATACCAAATCCTTACTTCAAACGGTATTCAAAACCGATTTAAAAGTGCAGTTACAAGACGTCAGGAAATTGAATATGTAGTAGATTATTTAGTTTCTGAACGCAAAAATGAAGTTATTGCATACAAAAACGAAGTTATTGATGACAGAAGTACACAAAGTAAAGTAAAAGTAAAGAGAAAGAATAATATATCCCCCTCACCCCCTTTAAAAGGGGGATGTCGAATAAAAAAAAGCGATCCTAAGAAAATAAATTCTAAAGCTCGCTTTCTTTTTGAGGAACATTTTAAAAGTGTTTTTTCCGATACTTACTACTGGACGGCTAAAGATGCCGGTGCAATGTCTCAATTACTTAAGAAACTTACATTCTCACGTGAGCAAAAGAACTTGCCCGTGGATGATGATTCTGTTTTGTACGCGCTTGAATACTTCCTTTCCCAAATCAAAGAGGGGTGGATATTTGAAAATTTCAGCGTAACTAATATCAATTCAAAGTTTAACGAAATCGTCTCGCAGGCTAAAAAGTCTCATTCTGCCAAGCCTGATGTCGGCATTGTCCTTAGAGACAATTCGGTTGACAAATATTCAAATGATGATGAAAAATGGAAACGATAAATTTTCAGCAAACATTAGAAAATTTAAAGGATACAGGCTTTAACCCCGTACCCAATCTGGTGAATATCGGAGTTCCTGATGCAAAAAATAATCTTTGGCGTGGTATAAGCTATTTCTGCAAACAACCTGTATGGTTGTCTGAATACGATCAAATAGTAGCATGGCTTACGTCAAATGATGGGCGAGGGTTATTCTGTTACGGAAACTGTGGACTTGGCAAAACGCTAATTTGTGGGAAAGTGATTCCTGTACTTCTCAATTACTATTGTCACAAGATAGTTTCATGTTATGACGCCCAGCAAATGAATGCTAATCTTGACACTGTTAAGTCAAGGCATATCATTTACATTGATGACATTGGTACAGAAAACCTATCAGTGAAGTATGGAGAGAAAAGACTGGCTTTCTCTGAAATAGTGGATGAAGCGGAGAAGAGAGGTAAATTGCTTATTGCTACAACAAATCTTTCTTTAAACGAAATTAGTGAGAAGTATGGAGAACGTACTATGGATAGACTTGTAGCCATAACTAAGCGAGTTAATTTCATCGGTAAAAGTCTTCGAAAATGAGAGTTACTATTTATTGGGGAAGAGAAACACAACCAATCATCCGAAAGAAAATAAGAGAGAGATTCAATATCTCGGACTACTTGTCTGTGAATGGTGAAACTCCAGCAGATATACGAGAGGAAGATCTTCCGCTACTGAGAGAAACAGAGAAAAGAGGGTTTATTCAAATAAGAAATAAGCCTGAGAAATAGTTGAAGTAAACCTTAAAACCAGCCACAATAAAACAGAATATAAATCTTATCCGGCAACGGATAGCATAAAAAGAAGATAGCTATGAAAGCAGAAGAATTAATAACGAAGAATTTATTAGGTATGCAAAATCTACCTGATATGTTGAAACCGGACGGAACAGTTCAAAAAGTAGTGTTTGAAGAGATTGCATTAGCAGCCGTCAAAATGGCACGCATTGAAGCCACTGAGAAAGCAATCGAAGAGTTTACTCGTTTTGTAGATACGTATTGCAGGGAAGCCGGCCATCGTGAAATCTCTAAAGACGCTGAATATTATATCAAGGCATTCAAAAAACAATTAAAAGTGAAGCAATGAAAGATATTATTTAGAGATGGAAGTATATGTTGGCGATTGGATGAATAAAAAAACGAAGTGAACTGCATGGTTATTGCTATGATTTGTGCTAATTCAAAAAAAAACAGTAATTTTGGACGGTGTATAATAGTAAAAATTATAAATATATGAAACGTTATTATTTTTACAGAAGTTTTATTTTCTCTAGTGATACTAGGAATTACTATTTGCGGATGTGACAATAAATCAAAAAAAACATCCGACGTTGACATTGCAGGCAACATGGGAATGTATGTTGCCACATTGCCTTGTGCTGACTGCCCTGGCATCTTTACCCACCTTACACTGAATGCCGACAGCACTGCTTATCTGACCACGTTGTATATGGATTCAGACAACACGTCTGAAACAATAGATGGTAGGTGGATCTTTACAGATAGCATCTTTACTATTAAGGCATCAAACGGTGAAGTTACAATGTACAAACTGTTATCTGAAAATCAACTGGTACAGGTAGGCGAAACTAAAGAAGTGAAGAAAGAGTATATTCTTACCAAAGAAGCAGAGATGTTAGCCGATAGTTTTGTAGGAACTTACAGTTTCGGTTCAGACGAAAAAGGTGCTTACAGGCAAACACTCAAGATTGCCAAAGTAGACGACAGGCATGTAGAAGTTGCTATCACTAAAACAGGCGGCAAAGCCAAAGGGTGTGAATTCAAGGCGCAAGGTTATATCGTAAACAACCAGATCGAGGTCAACCTAAAAGATGTGAACCCTGATATGAAATCAGTAATGACCATTTGCCCGCTTAACAGTGGGGATGGCCTGAATGTCTTTACTTCTAAGTTTGATGATCGTTACGATCTGATGTTTTTCTGTGGTGGCGGTGGTAGCTTGGCAGGAGACTATATTAAAGAGAACCACTAGCTGAATTATCAGTTGTGATTTGCCTACAGCCGCTGGCTGGATAGGCTATAAAGGTAGAGTTCCTTACATACAATGAGGAACTCTTTTTGTATATAGGCGCTATCTGTTTTGCAATGGTGTGGGGTAGGGTATTGGTGAAAAGAATAATAGATTCAGGAGAGAGGATGTAAAATAAAAAGGGAACACCATCCGCACGACCAGATTAGTATTCCCATACACGATTATGATACAAATATACTATTTATTTTTTATAAATCGTGCTATGGTGAAAGATTTTTCTACTATCTTGGAGCTAAAAGCCATTCGTGAACAAAAGTCAAGACTTTCAGAACGTGAAAGTGAATTATCAATCCCTCTATTGGAAGATTTAGGGCTTATCCCAGAACTTTATAAATGGTTTGCAGATATACTTGCAGGTATGGATTTCCCACCCAGTTTAGAGAGCGTTACACAGCGAAAGAAGTTCTTATTTATTATTCTCTTTCTATACTGCCCAAGTGTACTAGCAGGTGGTAGAATGCCCAACGGAGTGCGAAAGGCTTTAGAGGATGTTTTTTCTAACATTAGTCCAAGTCGAATATCGCACAATATCGAAGATGTTACCTTTTCATATCAAATATACAAGGACTTCCGTAGAGATGTTGACTATCTTTACACAGAAGTTATAAATCGACTGAAGGTCAAAGAGCTAATCAAATGAACGTGTTGCCAGTTGTGATTTGCTTCAAAGTTAGATTAATCAAACATTGTAGCACGAGGAGTAAAGCCGGGGTATTAAACTCTGGCTTCACTGTTTTGTTGGAAAATCAGTTTTTAAGTGTAACTTTGCATCGAAAAATAGTTTAAGATATATATTGTATTTACGGACAGCCTCTATATATTTTTTATATAACTCAGTAGAGTCTCTATTGTATTCTTCAATAATCTTTATTGCTCGTTCTTTCGACTTTTCTATTTCAGTTTTTGTGTCTTGATTTCCTTTCTGAGCACAATTTACTAAATTGGTAAATGAGACATTTTCATTATAGAATCTGAAAATAGTACTATATAGAAGATTGCTAAAGTCATTTGAAGCATTATATATATTTAAAAGTAGGTCTTCGCTTTTTTTATTTGGATTATAGACAATTAAGAGCCTATATTGTTTACTCAATTTTAATATGTAATTTTCTAAGTCACACAAATATTGATAACTAATGTCTGGCGCTTGTAAAGTATTTGACATGCGAAATACTTTCATTCTGTAAATATCTAGTTCATCTAAACAATTAAGAAATTCAATAAGAGATTCATTTCGTTTATATAAATACTCTGTTTCTCTTTGTTTTTGAACGCTTATTTCGGTTTTTATAGATTCTACTGTATTGGTAATTTCTTTAATATCTTCTTTTGTAGCAAGGTTCTTTCCTTTTTCTTTGAAGTAAGAAACAATATATTGCATTAGTCCGGCAATTACGGCAAAAATTGTTAATTGTAACCAATAGGGCATGTTATTCTCCTTTCTCTATATTAATTTTCTTTTTTCGTTCCAACTCTCCCTTTCTGATTATACAGATAGCATTCTCGTAAGGCTCTTCTGTTTTCTGCCAGTAGTTCAGCAAGGACTGACGGGCAATTCCAAGCTGTTTGCTTGTGAATACATCGTATACGGCAGCTGGTGAAGCAAAATACTTGTGCTCTCCGGTCGCTTTAATCTCTACATGTATAACTCTTCTTTTATCTTCCTTTTCCATAAATGCAAATATACTTTATAATTATTATATGTTACGCAAAATAACTATATTATAATTTATTAACCATGCGAATAGTATTATATGATTCTTATTATACTATATTTGTAATATCAAAATCAAATAAATTAATGACTAATTAAACATATACTATTATGAACACATACGTAAAATATGTGCCAAACGTGTTTTTGGCAAAGTGCGAAGAAAAGCATGAAAAAGGCGAAATCATTGAAGTAACAACTAAATACGGCAAAGTGAATGAGAGTATTGTCTGTAATCTCGTGTTTGAAAAAGATGGTTTTTACTACTACTCAATAGTTCGTGCAGACGGTTTCAACGTACAAGAGTGGGCAAAAGCCAGAGCTGAAAGGCGTAGAAGATGGGCAGCATCAGCTGAAAGAAAAAGTGAAGAGTACTTTAATGCTTCAAAAAAGTATGCTGATTTTCTTTCGTTGGGCGAACCTATTAAAATTGGGCACCATAGCGAAAGACGTCACAGAAGGATCATAGAAGAGGCTCATAATAACATGGGTAAATGCGTAGAATTTAGTAACAAAGCAGAAAAATATGAGAGTAAAGCTGAATATTGGGCAAGAAGGGCTAACACAATAAATCTGTCTATGCCTGAAAGTATCGAATACTATGAGCATAGATTAGAGGTTGCAAAAGAGCGGCATGAGGGATTAAAATCAGGCAAATATCCACGTGAACACGCTTATTCACTGACTTACGCTAAGAAAGACGTAAACGAAGCTCAAAAGAACTTCGATCTAGCTAAGAAATTGTGGGCGTAATGTAATAATAACAATTCATGGCATATCAAAGTTGGTATGTCATGAAAATCATCTAAATAGCGAACAATTGGCAAAAGGTGCGCTATGCACGTTTTAATAATTAGCCCTTGGGCTTGGTATGTAGTATCTTTGAGGTACTATCGCGGGGTAGAGCAGTGGTCAGCTCGCTACTTTGACTTGGTAGAGGTCGGTGATTCGAATTCATCCCCCGCAACTATTAAATTATATACTAAATATCACGATTATGGAAATTTTGACCCTCTCAATAAAACAGAAGTTTTTTGATGAGATTTTAGCAGGCATTAAGAAGCAAGAGTTTAGAGAGATTAGACCTAATTCTCAATCTAAATATTGTGAGCTTGATGAAGACGGCTATGTGAAAGAGATTGAAGGCGTTTTGCAACCTCGCAAATATGATGCTATCAAATTTTTAACAGGTGAATATAAGGGCAAAAGACCTTTTATAGTTGTAGAGGTCAAAGACGCTAAAATAGAACTCTTTGAAGATGAGAATCATGAATTAGTAACCTACGCCTATCAAGGTGAGCAGTATATAGCCGCTCAGGTGGTTTATGATCTAGGTGAGGTCTTAGAGAGACATATAGATTGATTGTTTAATTAAAATTGATTTGCTGAGTTAGAATTAAAGTAGGTACAAGCGCAACGTCAAATAAAGGCGTTGTTGGTCGCAGAAGTTTTACTGGTGGTAACGGCCAGTTTATGAACCGTAGACAGAAATACGGTGAAGTTCGTAGGGGATTAGGTTTATCCGGAGGTTAGTGTCTATGCTAATCGAGGATACATATTGCAGCATTGACCGAATTCGTGAAAAGACGAGTTCGGCTTTGCTGTTTTTATCTTTTGGTAAGGATAGCCTTGTCTTGCTTGACCTCATCTATCCGAAGTTTGACAGGATTGTATGTGCCTTTATGTATTTTGTCCCCGAACTGGGGCATATTGAACGCTGGATAAAGTGGACGAAAGCAAAGTACCCGAAAATAGAGCTCATCCAAATACCGCATTGGAATTTAACCTACATACTTAAATCAGGTATGTATTGTGTTCCTAACCCTAAAGTAAAACTATTGAAGCTTGCTGATGTGGTTAAATCCATGAAATTGAAATACGGTATTGATTATGTCTTTTTAGGGATGAAGAAAGCTGACTCCATGAATCGACGTTTGATGTTGAATAGAATGGGTTTCCCATACGAGAAAAACGGGATGGTTTACTCTCTGGCTGACTGGACGCAAAAGGATATTCTTGCTTATATGAAACAAAAAGGATTACCCGAGCCTGTAAGGTATTCCAAGAATGCCAGTGGCGGGGTTGGCTTTAATCCCGAATGCTTTTTATGGTTAGAAAAGAACTACCCTGAAGATCTTGAGAAGATTTACGGGGTATTTCCTATGAGTAGAAGAATATTATTTGAACACTATAATGGAACTAAGTAAGTATATAACATCGGAATCGGTAGAGCTTAAACGCTCTATGATTCATCTAGCAGGGTATAATCCCCGTAAAATATCCGAAGAAGCGAAGAAAACGCTTAAACGAGGGATAAAGAAATTCGGGCTTGTAGGCGGTTTGGTAGTAAACAAGCGTACAGGTATGACACTTGTATCGGGGCACCAGCGTTTATCCGTTATGGATGAGCTGAATAAGTATCCGGATAATGATTATCTAATTCGTGTAGAGCTTATTGATGTTGACGAAAAGCGGGAAAAGGAGCTAAACATCTTAACGAATAATCCAAATGCTATGGGCTCATGGGATTATGACGCTTTACGTGAGCTTATTCCCGATATAGATTGGAAAGATGCCGGACTGACAGATGTAGATTTGAATCTCATCGGCTGTGATTTCTTACTCCAGACAGAAGAGGAAAGCTCACTCGCTGATGCACTAAGTGATATGATGGCACCTGTTACCGAACAGAAAGAAGCCGAGAAAGCTGCTAAACAATTGGAAAAGGCGGAAAAGGTCGCTCACATGAAAGACGTTAAAGAACAGGTAAAGCAGTCAGCACAAGAAAAAGCAAACGATATGGATGCCTATCTGATGTTATCCTTTTCTTCCTATGAGGAGAAAGCTGCTTTCTGTGAAAGGTTTGGATTTGACCCCAACGAGAAGTTTATAGTAGGTTCAGTATTTGATGAAATGATAGAAAGGATAGATTGATTATGGCAAGAAGTGAATCTAAAGATACAGCAAAGAGCAATAAGGGAAGAAAACCCAAATTTGATTACACAGGAGAAGAGTTCCTTTCCTCTGTGGAATCATTTGCAAAGAAAGGATTCACGGATAAAGAGATTGCTTATGCTTTGGGTATAGCTCCGCAAAGATTTTGTGAGAAGAAGAGTTTGCACCCGGAATTACGTGAAGTCTTAGCGCGCGGGCGGGCGACAATTAACGCAGCGGTAAGGGCAAAATTCCTTGCAATGGCTATTGGTGGTATTAAGACAAAGAGTGTTACTAAGCGTAAACTGAAAGATATTAATGGGGATTATACGGGCGATGAAGAAATTCAGAGTGTAGAAAGTGAGCTGGCTCCAAGTCTTCAAGCTATGTCCGTCTGGTTATACCATCATGACGAAGAGTGGAGAAAGATTGAACGAAAGCAGGATGAAGATGCCAGCGATATTCCTACAGATATAAAGCAAGGCGTTGATATTGATTCTTGGATTAAAGATCAGGTGAAAGGAGATGGGAAATGATTACCCCGCAGGCCATTTACCATCCGTTATACATTGACAAGGAGAAGTTTATAATTCTTATTACCGGTGGTCGTGGATCGGGTAAGTCGTTCAATGCATCTACCTTTATCGAGCGTCTGACATTTGAAATGACTCCTGTCGAGAAGATAGTTCATCAGATTCTTTATACCCGTTACACAATGGTTTCGGCCGGAATATCTATTATTCCCGAAATGATGGAGAAGATAGAACTGGATGGAACAACGAAATATTTTAAGACTACCAAGACGGATATAGTCAACAGAATGACTAACAGCCGTATCATGTTCCGGGGTATCAAAACCTCATCAGGGAATCAGACGGCAAAGCTGAAATCCATTCAAGGCATAACGACTTTTGTCTGTGATGAAGCGGAGGAGTGGACTAATGAGGAGGAATTTGATAAGATCATGCTCTCCATTCGTAAGAAGGGTATTCAGAACCGGATTATCATCATAATGAACCCTTGTGATTCCAATCACTTCATCTATAAAAAATACATTGAGAAAACTCATAAACAGGTAGAAATTGACGGTGTTCAGGTGCAAATCTCCACTCATCCAAACGTATTACACATTCACACCACTTACCTTGATAATATGGAGAATCTTTCTCCTGAGTTCTTGAAAGAGGTTCAGGATATGAAGGTGAGCAACCCCGAAAAGTACGCCCATGTGGTTATCGGTCGTTGGGCAGATGTTGCCGCGGGTGCTGTGTTCAAGAAGTGGGGTATTGTTGATGAATTTCCACCTTATGCGAAAAAGGTTGCCATAGGTCAGGACTTCGGTTATACGCACGATCCGTCGGCTTCCATTCGTTGCGGTATCGTTGACAATGCTTTGTATCTGGATGAAGTTGACTATCGAACTGGATTATTGTCTTCTGACATTATTAAAACACTCCGTCCGTGGGGATTGAAAGTATATGCAGATAGTGCCGATCCCCGGCTGATTCAGGAAATACACAACGGTGGTATTACCATCTATGCAACGGAGAAAGGTGCCGGATCAATCAATGCCGGTATTGACAAAATGCAAAGCATGGAGATATTTATCACTAAGAGGTCTTATAATCTGATAAGAGAGTTTAGAAACTATGTATGGGCAAAGGACAAAGACGGGAACTATATCAATGAGCCGGAGGATCACGATAACCACGGGATCGACGCTGCCCGATATTATTGTTTGTGTGCCCTCTTAGGTAAGATTCAGAAGCCTAAAGATTTAACAGGAATATTCACACATTAAGATATTGGATTATGACATTAGAAGAAATATTAGCATTGGAGGATATTGATAGAAAGATTCAGTATCTCAAGAAAGGGAGAAAAACCGAACTTCCAGACAGGAGAAAATTATGGGAAGATTGGAATCCGGATCTACATGAGATAATGACGGATAAGAATAAATATCCCGACCGCAAAGTGCTAAAGGAAGAAGCGAAAAAGGAGTTTGATGAGAAGACAGGTAAAACCTACAATATTGAGGCTAAATACGAAACAGAGCCTGTAAATCGTATTGTCATTCCTCTGGAGCAGGATATTGTGAACATACAAACAGCCTTCACAGTAGGCACTGAGCCATCAATGGATTGTACTCCTTCCGATGAAGGTGAAAAGAATTTGTTCGCTGCTTTGAAGTCTGTCTTGCAGAAAAACAAAATCAAATACCAAAACAAAAAGATTGTTCGTGCCTGGTTGAGTGAACAGGAGGTGGCCGAGTATTGGTATGTGACCGATGATGATTCTTTTTGGGCTAAATTTTGGGCAAAGGTAAAGATAACTTTCGGGGGTAAGGTAAAGCCTACAAAGAAACTAAGAAGCGTTATATGGTCTCCGTTCAGAGGGGATAAGCTCTATCCGTTCTTTGATGATTATGGCGACTTTGTTGCAATGTCTCGCGAGTATAAAAAGAAAGATCTGGATGATAACGAGATAGATGTTTTTATGACAGTGACTAAGAATGCCGTTTACCAATGGGAGTTAAATAAAACTTGGAATATGCCTGAAGGCAAGACTTTTAAGCACGGTTTCACTAAGCTGCCTGTTATATACGCCTACCGTCCTGAGACATACTGTCACAAGATTAAGACGTTTCGGGTAAGACTGGAGAAACTTCTATCAAACTATGCCGACTGCATAGATTATCATTTCTTCCCGCTTCTAAAACTCATTGGTGATGTAAGCGGTTTTGCAGGCAAGACAAAGGATAGAATGGTAAAGTTGGAAGGAGAGGGGGCAGACGCTCAATACTTAACGTGGTCTCAGGTTCCTACAACTATTGAGCTTGAGATGAAGACACTCTTTGAGAAAGCCTATTCTATGACTAATACACCTCAGATTAGCTTTGAGAGCTTGAAAGGTGCCGGTAATGCTTTATCGGGCGTCGCTTTTGATTATGTGTTCTTATCTACTCATTTGCAGGTTGAAAATCATGCAGAGGTGATCGGAGACTTTATGCAACGAAGAGTTAACTTCTTAGTTTCTGCATTGGGAGCTATCAATCCTTATGAGTTTGATAAAGCATCCAAAACGATAGATATAGACGTGGATATTGTTCCATACCGATTGGATAATGTAGATGATAAAGTCTCTACCGCAGTGAAAGCTGTCGAAGGTGGAGTCTGGTCTCAAAAGAGAGGCGTAATGTTTGCTGGTATAACAGATCAGATAGAAGAAGAGCTGGCTCAAATCAAGGAAGAACAAGAAGAAAGGCAAAGTACTGAGGAACAGGAACAAAATATGAACAAGTAGAATCTTTTTAAAATTTATTGCTATATATAAGTGATTTTTATGTGTTTGTTTTTACTTTTGCTTTACGATCTGTAGATGTGAATTAAACTCTGCGGAATATGTGAAGAATTTAGCGGGGAGATTATAGTAACTTAAAATAATACGATTATGAAATGTCCACATTGTCAAGTTGAAATTAATGAAGATTTTAGTGAGGTTTATATTGGTAAATATAAGGATGTACATTATAGTTTATATTATATGAAGTGCCCGAATTCAAATTGTGAAATGCCTGTAATTTTATTGTCTTCATCAAAAAGTCCAATGTATTATAGTGATGGTAGGGCGACGCTAAAAGACAGTACTGAGAAAAAAAATATAATATATCCATTAAGTAGTGGTCGTACCCCTGCTGCTCCAGAAGTCGAATCTAAGTTTGCAGAAGACTACAATGAAGCTTGTCTGGTACTTTCGTTTAGCCCAAAAGCAAGCGCTGCCTTAAGTCGTAGATGTTTGCAAAATATCATTCGCATGAAAGAGGGTATTAAAGAACGGAATCTCAAAACAGAGATAGATACGTTAATTACAACCGGTAAACTTCCTTCATATATAAGCGATAATCTTGAAATAATACGTGGGTTTGGGAATATCGCTGCTCACGGTATGGAAGATCAAACTTCTGGTGAAATTTTGGATGTAGAACCTAATGAAGCAGAATTCTTGTTAGATGTTTTGGAACTTCTTTTTGATTTTTATTTTGTTCAGGCTGCCAAAGCCGCCAAGATGAAAACTACGCTAAATCAGAAACTGACAAGTGCAGGACAAAAGCCTATACTATAAGTCGTATTGATGAAGAGTTAAAGGAGATTTGGCCAAGAATAACAAAATCGGAGAAAAAGAACAGAAAATGGCTTCTTAGTCAGGAAAATTACGGGATTTATAATTTTGTGATAAGAAAAATAGGCTATATAGTGGTGATTCTTCGGAGCTGCTACTATTTTTTGTATTTAATTATAATTATCAGAATTTAATTTTGAAAAATAGAATTTAGTTATTATCTTTGTCACATGAAAATTGAGTAAGCAATGAGAATATTTACAGAACAAGCTTTAAAAGAATATGCAGAGAATCACCCTGATTCAAAGGTGGCTTTGCAAGAATGGACTATGATTGTTAAGAAGAGTGAGTGGGCTTGTTTTGCTGATGTCAAGAAAACCTTTAATAGTGTTGACAATGTAGGTAATCAGCACTATGTTTTCAATATCAAAGGCAACAATTATCGCTTAGTAGTCGTTATAAAATTTACTGTAAAGTTTGTATATGTTCGTTTTATTGGTACTCATAAAGAATATGATAAAATAGATTGCGCTAATATTTAGAGCTTATGACAAAGATAGAAAATCAAGCCCAATATGAATGGGCAGTGAAAAGAGTAGAGGAGCTTCTTCCATTAGTGAAAGATGATACCCCTTTGAATGATCCTAACAGCATAGAGTTAGAGCTTCTTTCCAATCTTGTTGCTGATTACTCAGAGGAGCACTTTGCTATTGGAGAGCCTTCATTAGTGGATGTTCTCAAACTTCGTATGTTTGAAATGGATCTGAATCAGAAATCTCTATCTAAGTTGATTGGCGTTAGCCCTTCACGTCTTAGTGATTATATTTCTGGCAAATGTGAACCGACATTGAAAGTTGCTCGTGAGATTAGTCGAAAGTTGAATATTGATGCTAATATCGTGTTAGGGGTATGATAGATATTAAAGAACTAAGAATAGGGAACTATGTCTTTCCTAAAAATTCTAGTGGAGCAAAATCTGTAAAAGGAGTAGTGTTCGCTATTGATGATTATTTAGTAAGTGTGGAAGGAAATCATAACCAATATGATTATCATCTTCTTGAACCCATACCTCTCACAGAGGAACTGCTTTTTAAGTGCGGTTTTGAGAAAAAACCATTTGGTAGTACTACGGTTTATTATAATCCATTGATTGAACTTGATGCACATTTTCGCTTAAACAGGGTTGACTATAATATACAGGTACAATCTTTGCATCAGCTTCAAAATCTATACTTTGATTTGACGGGGCAAGAGATTGAAGTCGATTTGTAATCATGGAAGAATTAATAAGAAAATTTATTGGTTTCTTTGAAAGTGATAGGATCTCTGTGTCTCGCAAGATAGCTATTCCACTATTGATGGTGCTAGTTGTTTTTTTATTAGACAATGCCTTGGGGATTTCATATTACTGGATAAATAAAATGGAAATTGATTATATTGTTAGAGCTGAGGAAGCAAAAGCAATATGTGAATCTGATTCTATTATTCTGTCCCATCTCAATGATAAAATAGAGAAGGCTATCAATAGAAAAAATGCATTCCAGTGGTTTGCTTCGTTATTTGAAAATGCTAATATTGAAAAGAATGAAGAAGTAAGTGTTACAAATTCCGATAGGAATATATTATCTGTAATAGGAAAATGGTTTCCGGAACTTGAGAGAAATCAAATGTGGCACACTATAACATCATCTCTTCTGTGGGTTATTTTATTTGCGATATTATTATTATTCTCAATATTTGTTCCGTTTATTGTTGAAAAAGATAAGGTTGCCACTAGTATTGGAGTTATATTGGGACTTGGGTGACTGGCTTTTTTGATTTGGATAACTCAATGGCTTTTTGGCTTAATTCCAGTTTTATTTAATCGAGCATATATAAATTATATTCTGCAATTAGGATTAAATCTTATTCCAATAGTCGCTTTAACTATTGGCTCTATCAAAGAAGAAAAGATGAAGAAAATATCATAATAAATTCAGAATTTTTAAAATAAAAAAAGGCGTGATTCCACTCGGTTTCACGCCTTTTTTCTTTAATAACGCACCTTTCCCTACTTGTTAGCTTTCCCACCTCTAAAAAATTCCCACAGCAATACACTATAAGTACTTTTATACCACTGAATTTCAATTTAACAATTTAATATTCATACGGTATGAAAGAAAAAATCTTAGCAGCATTGAAAACGAAATTTGTCGGTGTCGATGATGCTATTCTTGACCGGATAGCGACCAAGAAAGCTGAAGGTCTAACGGACGAAAGCCAAATACCTGCCATTGTGGAGGGAGTTAGTTTTTCGTACGTGTTGACAAGTTACGGTGATTTCCGTGCCGGGGATGCTACTCAATCAGCAATCAGAAACTATGAGAAGAAGCATAACCTTAAAGACGGTAAGCCAATCGAGAATGCCAGTCCTAATCCACAACCAGAAGAAAAGAAAGATGATGTTCCCGCATGGGCACAGGTGTTGATTGAGTCCAATAAGGTTCTCTCAACTGAACTTTCTACTTTGAAGCAAGAGAAGTTGCAGGCCACACGCCAAGAGCAGATTCTTGCAAAGGCAAAGGAGTATGGTATTCCTGAGAATTACGCTAAGAGATGCGCCATTAAAGAAGATGAGGACTTGGATGTCTATTTCAAGGACTTGAAACAAGACTTTGCTAATGACGGATTCAAAGGCGTACAAGCTCCCGAAACACCGGAGCAAAAGCTTGAGAAAGAAAGTACCGAAATCGCCAATATGATTAATAAAGGTACTGAAGAGATTGTAGAACAAAACAAAAAGTAACAATGAGTGCAGGATTTAAGTACAACTTAACCCCAGAGCCATCGATAGAGGAAAGATACGATGTAAGTACGGGTATTCGTCGTAGAGGGCCGTATAAACTCGATACGACAAATCTGAACGTAGGGGATGTTCTTCCTTCATTTATTCCAATAGCTGCCGATTTGAAATACAAGACATGCAAGGTAGTGAGAAACGTGAAGGTGGTAGAAGCCTATACCTCGGGAGGCACGAGCCTTAAAATCCAGAAGGGATCTTATGCTTATTCTGGTATGTTTTTAGGTAATGGAACTAAAGGTACCACAGTTTCAGGAGTTGATAAGTCGAATTCTGATTATGATGTGTTGACCATATCAGACTTTGGTACCAGCATCGCAAAAAATGCCGTTCTTTTCGAGGCTAGTGAAGTTGGCGGAACAACCCCTAAGAACGTTGCAAATTCAGCTCTTTATGAGAGCAGGAAAGTAGAGGATGGTATCAATCTGGTTGCGCTGTTATCGGCAGCTCGTGAGATTGAACCGGATAAGTTGGTAGTTCCTTTCTCCGATACGGACAAAGCGAATTTGGGTAAAGATTTTCAATTTAACGAATAGGAGGATTAAGATATGATGTTGACTATTGAAACTCTTTTTAATGATGCGAATATAATCTCCGCTATCATTAATCGTGTCTCTCAGACGAGAGACGATAAGATATACTGGCAGCAGTATCTTGACTTCCGTCGTACTACTACACGTGTGTTCAAGGACTATATAGGTTCTGTAACTGGGGTCATGGCCGGTTCTATCAATTCACGCTATGGTGAGAAACCTATCCGTGAACGTCGGAACATCGGTTCTGGGTATGGTGAAATAGCCTATCTTGGTGATGCCTACCAAATATCAATTGACCGTTTGTCTGAGTTACAGGATCTGATTGATAAATTCAACGCAGCCAAACCCGCTAATCAAAATACTGCTTTGAATGAGATTATCAATTTCGTTTATGATGATTTCCGTCAGGTGATGTTGGCAGCTCACAAGCGTATGGACTTGGTTGTAGGTTCTTTGTTGATGACGGGTTCTGCAAATGTGAAGAACAAAGATAATCGCTCAGACATAAACACTCCGGATGTGTTAGAAATTGATCTTCCGTTCAAATTTATCACTCCCGAAGCCGCTGTAGCAGATAAGCTTATTTCTTATCTGCAAACACAGATCAATTCTTTAAAGCCTCAATACGGTGCGTTTCAAAAGATGGTTATGTCTCGTGGAACGTTCGTTAAGTATATCGTGGGCAGTCCCGAATTAGGAGATAAATTCAAGATGATTCTTGGGCAGCGTGAAGTCATGGCAAGTGCCGCTTTGGTTACTTCCGATCTTGCATCGCAAGTGTTCACTGGCATTGGGCTTCCTGCTATTGATATTAAGGAAGATTACGTTGAGGATCAGCAAGGTATTAACCATCAGGTTTATGCCGATGGTCGTATAACTCTGCTTCGTCAGGATAAAATCGGATATATGCGCTTCCATACTCCGTATGAGGCTACCGATCCCATACCAGGACGTGCTTATACACAATCAGACGGGAACATGCTTATCTCGCAATACAGGGATAAAAATGGGCGTTATCTGGAGTACACAGCCGAGTGGATTCCGCAGATTAGTAATCCTACGCGGATTGTGAACTTTGATTTATCACTTATTAATGCAGTTCAGGAGGGCTAAAGATGAAAGTAAAAGTTATTGGTATTTTTCGTGATAAGTTCACCAAAGAACTGTATCAGGTTGGCACAGAGCTTGAGATGACTGATGAGGATCGTGTAAAAGACTTAGTGTCTCGTGGTCTGGTTGAAGCTCTTGAAGAGAAGAAAGAAGAGAAATCCATTCTTTCTCTCTTTGAACAGGAGTTTGAGAAAAAAGCAGTTGTTGATGCATTGAAGGCTATAGGTGAAAAAGCAACGATGAACATGAAAGGGGAAACTCTGATTGCAAATATTGTCGCTTTGGATGAAGAGAAGACAATGACTCTAAAAACAGCTTTGGGAATTGAAGCATGATAGTAGGTGACTACATAAAACAAAAGTTTCAGACCTTCGGCATTCAGTTGTCGGAGGCTGACCTTTTGGATATTTCTCTTGAAGTGGATGATGAAGTAACCGAAGATAATAAGCTGAAAATCAGTGTGTCGATTGCGAAGTTTATTCCTTCTCTCTTACTCCGTGCGCAGTCCATCTCAGAAAGCGGGTTTTCAATGTCTTGGAACATTCAGGGCGTTAAGGACTACTATTCATGGGCTTGCAAAGAGTACGGATTAAAGGATGAGTTAAGCAATAAACCTAAAGTAACATTCTTATGATTTTTTCCCCTCATATATTGCAAGTTAAAGTCATTACCAAACCAAAAAAGGATGAGTTTGGCAGACCTATTCCAAATACAGGTAGAGAAGATTGGGAAACGGTATGCGGATGTCGGTGCGATGATAACACTACAAAAGAGTTTACCTCTGATAATGGTTCTGTGTTCAGGCCAAACTATCACGTTGTATGCGAGAAGAAGGTTTCTCTGAAAGCGGGTGATGAAGTGAGATGCCTAGATGGCGAAACGGTGAGGGCATGTGGGACGATTTACACTGTGAAATCTACAAATTATTTTAATTATTCAGAGTTATGGATGTAAATTTTGACTTTTCAGATGTGGCTTCTTGGTTTGATGACGAGAAATCCCGTGTTCTTGCAAAAGAGCGTGAGATAGCTAATGAATCAGTTCAATACGCTAAAGATAACGGTAGTTATCAAGATCGTACAGGCGTTCTAAGAGCATCCAATGAGGGAGAAGTTGACGAAGAGGGGATATTGCTGAAGAATGAAACAGAATATGCTTCATATGTGGAATCCAAAGAGTTTGATGTTTTAAGTGGTGCCGCTCTACATGCGGAAAAACGAGCTAAAGAAGAATTTGAATAGATGATAGTAAGTAGCGACATAGCGAACATCCTTTATCGTGATTGCAAGGCTTTCGGGATTGATAGAGTACCTGACGGAGAAACTCTTACGGGCGAGATTACAACCGAAAGAATTGTCATTCATGCCAAGAAGCAAGAAGCGGGTACTTATTGGAAGAAAGGTTTTGTAGAGGTGAACCTATGTGTTCCTGATTCAAGCAAGAATTCCGCTAATTCCACCCGTTTGGGCGAACTTGAAAGACAAGCTCAAGAACTGCTGGATGATGTGGTAAGTTCTTACGACGGTACTACCTATCGCTATGGAATTTCTTCTATCGGGCGAGAGCAAGACGCTTATTTGAAGTGTCATTATGTAAATGTAAGAATTTTGTTTGAAGTTTTAAATGTGAAATAATTATGAGTAAGAAGTTTATCGGAATTAAAAGGTTATGGTATGCTGATCCTATAACTAGTATTGCAGGGACTTCCTTAACCGGTGCTGAAATTAAAACTCTATTAGCTAAAGAAACTACCAAAGAAGTTAAGAATTCCCATCAGGATACATGGGGATATACGGAAGATGATCCATCTGTTACGAATTACATAAATGAGTTGACAGGCCAGATCTATTATAAGGATATAACCCAAGCCGGAGCCGTGTCTATCGCTTTCACTTTAGGTGAATATGAATATGCAGACAAGGCAGCCTTGCAGGGTGGTACGGCCACTACAACAGGCTGGGACAGGGGAGACGTTCAGAATATCAACAAATGTATCATTGCTCAAACCAAGAGCGGAAATTACATTGTATTTCCAAACGCCTCTATTGTGGGCAAAGGGAATTTTGTCGAGAAGAATATCGGTTTAGGAGTAACGGCCGTTGCCATGGAAACTGGTGTTGCCAATTTAGCTGCCGAGGTATGGAGAGATCAAGCAGAAGTAGAGGCCGTAGAGGGGTAATATAAGGTAGAAAGATTGTATAACGTAAAGGGTGGAGTGGGTGATACCACCCCATCCTTTTTTAATTTAAAATCGTATGAATGAAGCTGCTAAACTAGTATCTGACAGCGTGTTAGGTGAAGATTTTATCACTATAAAAATCGGAAAGAAGGCCTATACAGTCTATCCTCCGGCAATAAAAACGCTTTGTCGGGCTGTTTCCGAGTTTTCAAAGATAGGCATGGATGGAGAATACAATCAGTTAACCGTTTTAGCGGAACTACCAGAAAACGCACCTCATATAATTAAGGGCATTTCTACTTTGATTGTAGGTGACGTGAAGTGTTGGCGTTGGAAATCTCACAGGGTAGGAAAGACTCTTAAGTCATTAAACCTTCACGAATTAAAGAAAGTAATTGAAGATGTTCTTCCACTGTTAGGAGGAGATGCTTTTTTCGCCTGTGCCGCTTCTCTGAAGTCCATGTCAAAGATAGCGGCACATCCCAAGTTGTAGGTAATGATACACTTTTAGGGCAGATAGCCTCTTTTATGGAAAATCTTCATTTAAACTATAAAGAAGTGATTGAAGTAATACCTTATAGAAATCTCATTATCATGCAGAAAGATAAACTTCATACTTTAAGTGGTGAGGTGATGGAAGAAGTGTCAGAAGAAGAGTATTTTAAGAATAAATCAAAAAGTAGATAGATATGCCTAAATTATACTTTCGTGTAGAATCAGACTGGGAAAAAGTTCTAAGACTTCGTGAAGAGATTGTTAAGTTAGAATCTCAATTAAAGTCGATGGATGCCAATAAAGCACCTGCAGCAGTGGCAACGTTAAACAGACAGATTAACGAGGCTCAATCACAACTCAAGGGAATGGTCAGCGAGGCTGCAAAAAAGGCTGTGGTGATGGATGGAGATTTTAAAAGTAAGATATATAAAGGCTCTCAGGCTGTTAATGATTTCACGCAAAAAATAATCAACCAGAAAGCAGTAGTCAAGGATGTAGAGGCTGATGTAAGACGGCTTACCGATGCTTATCGCTCCGTCCGTATGAACCCTTTAAAGGCAGGCAATGCGCTAGGTGAACTAAACGCAGCCAAACGAGCACTCAACGAAGAGAGGTCGGCTCTGTTTGACCTTACTCAACAACAAGCTAATGCTAGATTGTCTGTAAGGAAGCTAAAAGATGAATATGCTCTTTATAGTACTCAGGTAAAAGACTCAACATCCTCAATATTCTCACTAGGAAAAGCATTGGGTATTATCGGTGGAGTGGCGACTCTTAAACAACTAGGCTCAAAAATACTAGATGTTCGCAGTCAGTTCCGTTCTGCAGAAGTATCACTAGAGACAATAGTAGGCGAAGAGCAAGCGAAAAAACTCTTATCTAAGAATAAACAGTATGCCAAAATATCTTCTTTGGAGTTCATGGATATACAATCCTCAACGGAGATGATGATAGGCTTTAATATTGAAGCCGAGAAGGTGCCTAGATACATAGAGGCTATTGGGGATATATCAAGGGGAAACAGCCAGAAATTTCAGTCTCTTTCGTTGGCCTTTAGTCAGATGTCGGCAGCGGGTAAGCTCATGGGACAGGACTTGAATCAGATGATTAATGCCGGTTTCAACCCGCTACAATTTATAGCAGAGAAGACGGGCAAAACAATTGCGCAACTCAAAGACGAGATGTCAAAAGGTGCTATCTCCGCAGAGATGGTACAGCAAGCATTTATCGATGCCACAAGTGCAGGAGGAAAATTCTATGGCATGTCACAGAAGCAAAGTGAAGAGGTAGCCGGACAGATGTCTATCCTTTCAGATACAATCTCAAACAAATTGAATGAGATTGGAGAAAGCAATGAAGGGCTTATAAAAGCAGGAATCAAGGGAGCTACTGCTTTAGTCAATAACTATGAAGAGATTGGTAAAGCTATCACTATTCTGATAACAACTTATGGTACGTATAAAACCGCTCTGGTGTTGAGTACCCTATTGGAAGAGGGAGGTAGCAAGGCGTTATGGGGTAAGATAGCAGCTACGAAGGCAGCTACAGTCGCACAGGCCACTTACAACAAGGTTTTATTAATGAATCCTTATGTGGCCGTTACGGCTGGGGTAGTAGCTCTAGGAGTAGCTTTATATACCTTGAGCGATTCAACAAGCGCACAAGAAAAGGAATACAAAAAACTGATAGACAGACAAGAAAAATATGATAAATATTTAGAAAACGAGAAAAGAAGGATAGATGATTTATTGTCAATTTTACAAGACGAGCTATCTACCAGAGAAGCCAAACTTAAAGCCTTTAACGAACTTCAAAAAATATCTCCATCTGTTTTTGGCACGTATGAAACAGAGAAGCAACTTGTAGATAACTTAACAGAAGCGAGGAAAAAAGAGAACGAACAACTTCTTATAAAGCAAAAAATGATGACCTCATATAATCAGATCAATGATATAAATAGTCTGAAAGGTCTTAAAAGATTGCAAGAATTAGAGCGTGTTGGTGAAGCTGGCAGGATAAGGCAGGGTACGCAGGCTGAATATCAGTCGCTGTATCAGCAGTTTAATATAAAGCGAGACAAAGGGGCATTTGAAACTGATGCAGAGGTGATAAAAGGTAAAATCAGGGCTATCACATCCATAATTGGAGCTGATCAAGAAAAGATGCGTCAATCTCAACAAATAGCATGGGCTTTATCACTGGAAGGAATGACTAAAGAGTCTGCAAAGGCCTATCTGAAAATGTACGAAGGGTATAGGATAATATTAAGAGATTCAGGTAAGGAATGGCTTCAGATACAAGGTGAAGAGGCACCATTAACAGATAAAATGTTAGTAAGTAGAATCCAATCTCTTAATGATAAAATTATAAATATCGAAGAGAAATCAGCCAAAGATTATATCAATGAAGCTAAGTCTGCATGGGATAAGGCTAAAAAAGATGTAGAGGATATAAAAACATCCGCTAAAACATATACATCGGCAGATCAGTATGAGAAAGAGCTTAAAAAGGCAGATGATGCAGAAAAGGCAGCAAAAGAACGGTATGAAAAACTAGGCGGCAGTACTACTAAGAAAGAGACTGAATCCGAGAAGCTAAGGAAAGAGACGGAAAAGTATAACGTTCTCCTCACTAAGCAAGCCTTAGAGGAAAAACGAAGAGCCGAAGACTTACAAATGTCAGTTGTAGAAGATCGTATTAAAGCAATGGATGAAGGCTCAAAAAAAACAATCGCTCAAATGGAATACAACTTCGAAAAGGAGATGCAGACCATTGACAGAGAAAAAGAGGATGCTCTAAGAAGGAAGATAGAAGATGCGCGCGCTGCTTTTGAAGCCAATCCTAAGAATAAAGGCAAATCTTTTGATTCATCAGGCATCACTTTATCCGATAAAGATATTGAGATGTACGACAGTCGTTATAAGTCAGCCATATTGAGTTTTGAGAAAGAACAGGCTGCTTTCAAGCAGAGATCAAAAGATTCATGGAATGACTACCTCAAAGAATGGGGTACAGTGATGGAGAAAAGGAAAGCTATTACAGAGTCTTATTCTGATAAAATTGCTAAAGCAGAAACAGATGGCGAAAAGGAGTCTCTTAAAAAGCAGATGCAAGAAGAACTGTCTAACATCGACCTTAGCGAGTTGAAGCAGTCTATCAATTGGGAGGCCATATTCGGGAACTTATCTGCTTTGACTAAGAAGCAGCTTCAAGATGTGAAGAAGCAATTGGTTGCATTTAAAAACAGCCCTGAATTTAAAAAAAATGCATCTCCGGAAAATGTGAAGATCATAGAAGAGGCCATCAACAACCTTAATACGGCCATTGTCGACAAAGAAGGTTTATTTGGTGGAATTGAGTCGTCTTTATTGGATTATAAGAATGCGGTTGATAAAGTTACAGAGGCACAGGAGAAGCTTAAAGAGGCTCTAAAGTCAGGGGATGATGCAGCTATTGAGAAAGCTAGAAAAGACCTTCAGGAAGCCAAAGATTTACAGATCAGCGCTCAGAGCAATGTAAGTAAGTCTCAAAATAAAGCGATTAGTAACATTACAGCTATCACTAACGCAATAACGCAGCTGGGCGAAGCCGATGTGTCATTAACCAGTCTCGGCAACACCGTAGGTACGCTGGTAGATGCGCTAAGTGAATCAGGCAGTCAAATAGGTGGGATCATTTCTGCTCTTCTTGCTGTTATGGACCAGATTGGGCAGAAAGGTTTAGATGGATTCCTGAGTGATATAATTGAATCAAGCTGGCAGGCCACCGGAGGATTGGTTGAAAGCATTGGGAAAGTCTTTGGTATCAAGGGAGCAGGAGGGATCTTCAAAGGTGCGGACTATTCGGGATATAACGAGATGGTTGCGCAATATCGTAGGTTGAACGATATATGGGATGAACTTATCAATAGCAAGAAAGAGTACATCGAGATGTCATACGGGGCGGAAGCTTACAAGGCAAGCAAGGAGGCCGAAGAGCTGATCAATAAAAGCATTGAAAGCTATCGTAAATTAGGTGTCGAAAGACTTAATTCAGGGGCTAGTACAGGCTCTCGCAGTATTGGTGTAAGGCAAAGAAAAAGAATGTCCTCATCTGATTGGGAAGAAGCACAAAAAGCATTAGGTTCTGCTTACGATAAAGCCACAGAAGGGCGCATGACCGGACTCTTCGATTTATCAGTAGAACAACTAGAGAAACTTAAGTCGGAAGCTCCCACATTCTGGGCTAAACTAGATGATGATGTACGTGGGTATCTGAATAGTATTATCGAAGGTCAGGAACGTATTGAAGAGATACAAGAAACGCTTAAAGAGTCTGTTACAGGTGTTTCTTTTGATTCTTTCTTTGATAGTCTACTAGACTCCCTTTACGATGTTGAAACGACATACAAGGATATAGCCGATGACATGTCGGAGCACATGAGGAAATCTCTTATCAAGGCGTTTGTCATTGAAAACTACAAAGATGATATACGGAAGTGGTACGATATGTGGGCTAAATCACTTGAAGACGGTAAGATTTCCTCAGATGAACAAAAAGCCCTTGACGATTTAAAGAGTAGTATCATAACCGGTGCCGTAGAATCAACCAAGCTGATAAACGATCAATTTGATACAGCTGCTTCATCTCAAAAAAACACATCTAAAGGTTTCAACACGATGGATCAGGATACTGGGAATGAACTTAAGGGTCGTTTCACTGCTTTACAGATTTCAGGTGAAGAAAGTAAAACTCAACTAGTCCAACAAACGGCTTTACTTATTTCTATTAATGAGAAAATGTCTCTGCTCAATTACATGAAAGGTGAAGCGATTTTGTCTACTCCAAGTGCTCCTGATATTGCAGATCAGAACAGAGCTGTTATCTCAAACAGTTATCAGCCACATATAAACATCAACTTTCCTACCGATAAGATCGATTCGTTAGCGTCTGATGTTTTTGCTATGAAAGGAATAATTGACGAGATGCGTACTTTGCAAGTTGAGCATATTCCGGATATTGCAGGTAATATTTCAAGAGTAGTGAAAAACTCGCCTAAAATAAACGATAAATTAGACAATATAAATGATAACATTAAAAAAGCATTATAGCTATGAGAGGAGAGTTAATAATAAACGGTAAAGATGCTTTCGATACATGGGGCGTTAATATGGGTAGTGGTTTTCTGAATAATATTTTAACACCTCCACCTGTGAAAGATTATATAGAAAATAAAAGCAGGTTGGAAAATGGAAAGAGGGTTATTCTGAATAATAAAAAATATGACGAAAGGGAATTCAATCTTATTTTTACCATAAAAGGTTCAAGCCCAAGTGATTACATATTAAAATTCAAAGCTTTTATGTCTGAAATGTCTTCTGGCTTGGTATCTATTAATATTCCATCTATCGGAAATGAGATTTACCGCGTTTACTATAAGAATTCCACATCGTTTGCTTTTAGCTTTGATCGTACTTTTTCTAAGATAGCCATGAAAGTTTGTGAACCTAATCCGGCAAACAGAGAATAGAATAATAAGCCGGATTAACTCCGGCTTATGCTGTTTTATATTATTTAGTTATCAATATCTTTTATATCAATAAGTTTGGACATATCTTTATTGAATCGGAATTCTTGTTCTTTTAGTATAGTTGCATTATAAACATTCTTAGTTCTATATTTGTGAATAAGTTTCCATCCTATAAATGAGGGGTTGAAATCTTTTAGATATGAATAAAACAAACCTCTGTTTGCTTGATATATCTTCCATTTCTCAATGGCACCTACTTTATACAAATGTTCTTGTGCTTCCATCTGTTTTATTGTTTCTGATACATCTGGAAGCCCTTCTATATTTTCAAGTCCCGCTTTTTCTTTTGATTCCATAGCACGCATAAACAATCCTTTTCCGTATTCATCGTCAGACAGTGATGTAAACAAACTATCTAATCTGCTATAAGATATAGGAGAATAGCTTGCGTAATCATTCATGGTTTCTTTGAATTCCTTTCTTATAAGTTGCTTCGCTTTGTCCATCTTGGATATCTTTTGCTGAGAAAAAGAATTCAATGAAAAGAGAAGTACTACAGGGAATAATATTTTTCTCATAATCGCATATTAAAGTTTAACAATTCACAAATTTAGAGACTATTTTTAACTACTCACCCATTTTCAGTAAAGATTCAAGGTCGGAACTGGATTTTATTGTGTAAACTACTTATCTTTAGTCCTATTTTTGCTTTCATTCGAGTTTAGCACCGTAGTTGAGACAGGTGATTATTCTATGGGGTCTTTTTTCCAGTTTTTACCTCCGAATTCTTTATATTGAATATCCTGATATGGATACCACCAAACATCACTTGGGCAATCAAATGAGGATTGTGCAATAAAATGGTCTGCCACTTTAATGTATTTCTCACCTTTTAATGGATATTCCTTTATTAATGGGTATATCTTCTTTGTGTCAACAATATTGATATTTGATTTCGAGTAGTGAGTATCTCTAAAATCATGTACGAACTTCGATACAGAATCTTTATTGATAGTTCCTTTATACAGTATGTAGTAGTTTGTTACAGCAGGTAAAACCTCCTCTTCAAGAATTTCAAATTTTGTTGTGTCCAAAGCTGTAACAGGGGCTTGTTCTTCTTGCATGAGAACCGAATGAGCGGTTACTTCTTCTTGATTTCCTTTTTTATTATTTCCACATCCAAATAATAAGGATATAACCAATGCAAGGAGTATTTGCTTTCTCATAATTGTGCGCTTTAAATGTTAATATTGTTACAAATCAACGCATAAAATTACACAGAAGCAAATATTACCCCAACAATTTAAATTTAGAACTACAATTTTAGTGTTTGTTTCTCTTTTTAGCTTCAAAAGCTTCTCCAAATCATCGAAAGAATGAATCTCATAAACAGTTCCTTTTACTTTAATGTAACCGTTTACATCTTCTCCTAAATCATTCTTTTTGAATAATTCGATTATGTCTACATTTCGGGCATTGGCAATGCGTTCCAATGTATCAACGGTCGGGTTGCCGTTTATCGCTTTTGAAAGCCCTGCTCGTGACAGTCCTATCTTATCCGCTAACTGGAAATTTGGCAAGATTACGGTTGAATTCAATGAACCGAATCCGGCTAATAGAGAATAAATAACGCACCTTTCTTACATTGTTCGTTTTGGAAGTCCATAGAAATTGGGCTTCCTTTTTTTATCTCCGAACTTTGGTGTGTTATGGTAGACATTAAAGACATACAAGGTAATATAATTCTTTCCACTCCCATAAAGGAAGATTCAAAGAGAAAATTCACGCTGCAAAAAGAAGATTATGTAACGTTGAAATTCTCGTTGGATGATCCGATCTATTTTAAACTGGGTAATTGGGTTGATACAGACTTCGGCCTGTTTGAACTCGTGGATTTGTATAAGCCAAATTATAATCAGTCAACGGCAGCTTATGATTACGAGCTGAGACTAGATGCGTATTACTGGAAGTGGAAGAATAAGAAACTAAAATACTCTCCTGAAAGCGCAGCTAAAGAGACTTCATTCAACTTAACTGCAACACTGGATGTGCATGCAGGGATCGTATTGCGCAACCTGTCCGCACTCGGATATAAGTATAGAGGGGTGGATTTCACTTTCTCTATTGACTCCACGGTGGAGAACAAACCGTTTTTAATGACTTATGACAACATCAACATACTGGATGCCTGCTTTCAAATGGCGGATAGTGCAGGTTGTGAATGTTGGGTGACGGATAATATTATTCATTTCGGGAGATGTGAATTCGGGGATCCGGTAGATTTCGAGCTAGGTGTCAATGTCGATACCATGAAGAGGTCAGACAGCCAGACGGAATACTCTACAAGAATAATTGCGTTCGGTTCTACCCGAAATATCCCCACTAACTACAGGCCGACCGATGATAGTATGATTGTCGCAGGTGTAGTGCAGAAAAGGCTTATGCTTCCCGTTGGTATTTCTTATGTGGATGCTTACGAGAACATGGCAGAGGAAGAAGCGGTAGAAGATGTTGTAGTATTCGACGATGTTTATCCAAGACGAATAGGCACAATGTCGGGTGTTACAACTAAACAGTACATTGATAAGATAGAGAACGCAGACGGAACGACCACAAGTGAGGTCTGGAACGCATACCGATTCAAAGACAGCATTAACTTCTCAAAGGACTATGTAATATCAGGGCAAGACCTGAAAATCAAATTTGAATCTGGACTTCTTAACGGGATGGAGTTCGGGGTAACATTCAACCCTGATGGTAAGCCCGAAAAGATAAATGGAGATTGGAATCCTGAGGCACAGATTTGGGAGATAGTTAGAAACTCAGACTATGGAGTCAATCTACCCAATGACACCCTAAAACCTGTAAATGGTGATAAGTTTGTGTTGAGCGGTTTTGATATTACATTCGTTTCTGACACATATATTCCTCTGGCCGAGCAAGAACTACTCCAAAAAGCTCAGGAATATGTAGCAAAGACAAAGATAGATCCGTCCACATACGACAATAAGATGATGTCAGGGGGAGCTTTGTATGAGGTTGGCGATAGAGTGAACCTTATCAATCCGGGCTATTTTGAGAATGGGCGTGTATCAAGGATTATAGGTTTTGAGTATAACCTTGACATTCCAACCGACAGTCCGATATATACAGTTGGCGAAACAGCTGCTTATTCCAGAATTGGGGATATTGAAGAGAAGCTGGAGACTATAACCTATAAAAGTCAGACGTATACAGGATCAGGGGGAAGCGGTGTGTACGTAATCCGACTTAACGATAGTACAACTGCTTCCAATAGTAACGTCTTCTCTTCATTACGTCAATTGGCTATGTTCCTTCGCAAAGATATACCGGATAAGGCTTCCGAAATAATAGACTTTCTAAAAGGCTTAACGGTAAACGGAGATAAAGCCTCCATAGATAAAGACGGTATAGCAACTGTGCAGGAGCTTATTGCTTTGGTTAAAGCCCAATTAGCTGCATTGGAAGTAACTGGAAATGCAAAAGCTAAAACGGCAACTATCACACATAAAGTCACTACCCTGAATCTGCTCGTTCAAAAGCTTGCAGAAACATACGATCTGAACGTTTCCAACGTTGCTACACTTTTCCGCACGATAATCAGGGATTATGTAAGCTCCGAAACATTTATCCACGGACTCACAGGTGAAGGTTTTAAACTGTATAAAGCCCTGAACGGTGATTGGAATTTAGAGCTTGATAACCTGATCATCCGTAAGGCCATGACTATTTTCGAGCTGATCATCTCAAAAGTCCGTGCTGTCAATGGCGGCTTGGTTGTCTCTTTGGCAAACGGTCGGGTTAAGTCTGTAAGTGAAGATTCAACGAGTTATGTTTTAGGTATTGAGGGCGACATGACTTTTGTGGCTGATGACTTTGTACGCTGTCAGGTATTTAGCCCTTCCGGTGCAAAATATTACTGGGTACGTATCCTTTCAGTATCGGGGGATGCAATAACCATTCCTAAATCAGAGTTTCCGGTTGGGATTGTGCCCGCCGTTGGTGATGACCTTGTACAGATGGGTAACAAAACGAATACAGCCCGACAAGGTGTTTTGTATCTCACCGCATCCGAAGACGGTAAGCCCCGTTTTTCTGTTTTTGACGGTGTTAACTCAACTGACCTGACAGGAAAGAATAAATTGATATTAGGCTGTTTGGATGGTATTACTGATTCAGATTTCCCTTCTGATGCACAACCTTCCGGTTATGGCCTTTGGGCTGTTAATGTGTTCTTAAAAGGGTTGTTTATTCTTCGCAACGGTAAGTCTGTCGAAGATGAGCTGAACGCTGTGAAGACAGAGCTTTCCGTTATACCGGGACAAATCAGCTCGGCAATTACCGAAAGTAAGTCATATACAGATGCAAATGCGGCTATTCACACCGAAGTGATTAGCTCCAACGGTACAGCCTTCCGCAATGACGTAATTGATTCAACACTCACAGCAAGGGTTTACAAGGGTAACGTAGATATAACGGACACAATCAATCAGTCCTGTTTTAAATGGAAAAGGAAAAGCAACAATTCGGAAAAGGATGCTGTCTGGAACCTGAAATATTCAACTTACGGCTCAAACATCATCAAC